TTGTTTTTTCAGAATACATATCAGCTTTGGTGGTTCCGTTATTAGCAAAGAACATTTGCGTATATTCTTCCCCACCGTTATCCAACTTAAACTGGTCACCACTTGTGCCTTTTACATAAAGCTTTACATTTCCAGCAGGTTGGCTTGAATTCCCCACCAGCAAGTTACCGCTTTCGATACGGGCTACTTCAGTCTGACTACCATTTCTAAATGCATGCAAATTAGCATCGTAGTAGTTGGCAGACCCGCTAAATCCAACTTGAAGCGTTGCGATATTTGGTGAAGTACCAGAAACAACAGCTAACTTTGCCCCCGGCGAATTCGTCCCAATACCTACGTTGCTTGAGCTGTCGATGCGCATAGACTCAACACCACCTTCAGCAAAGGCAATAGTGTCAGCCGCAGGGAAGAAGATGCCTGTGTTCACATCTCCAGTCGTCGTAATAACAGGCAAAGAGGCTGTTCCAGCCGCCGCTACAAACTGGGCATCTGCGTTAAATCTAGCGACCTCAGCACCGCCCTCAGCAAACCCAATAATGTCCGCACCAAAGAAGATGCCTGTGTTTGCGTCCGTTCCCCTGATAGCAGGGGTTGCGGCAGAACCGTCTACATCAGAGAGGCCGTCTGTGCCGGAGAGAATTAAGCTCATGGTTATGCTCCTTTAAGGGCGGCTACGTCTGCCTGTAATTGTGTGATGGTGCTGGCTTGTTTACGCATTTGCATCTTTCAATGGTTCAACAATTGGTCTGCCGTTATCGTCAGTCCATCCTGTTTCATACATGTGCTTGTCTTGGCGTTCGCCAATAACCATCCAACTGATATTTGCTGTTGATGTGTTGTCTTGGGCTTCAATGGTCAAAATGTTGCCCGATACCGCACCACGAACAGCAGTCCAATCAGATTCGTTGGTGGTAAAGCATTGAACATTACGGCACAACAAAACAAACGTGCCATCAGTCATTGTTGCCGCTTGGTCAATGTTGACAGAAGTAGTGCCATTAACCAAAGTCACTTTTCCTCGGTAAATCAAATCTGCTTGTGGGCCTTCAATAAATGAATGTACAAGGTTGTGCGTGGCCTCAAGTTCTGGAAGTGGATGGTCAATACAAAAAGTACCAGAAGCTTTAGTAACAGCACCAGCACCAGTAACGCTAAATGTTGTAGTGCCTGATGAGTTCAAACCAGCAAAAGTTCTATTGGTATTGGTAACTTGTTGACACGCCACTCCATTTGTAGACGCAGTTGCAAGAACACTCAATAATCCCGAACCTATTGCACTCGTAGTCCCCACCAGCAAGTTACCGCTGGAGTCTAGTCTCATGCGTTCTGTTGGAATGGTGTCAGTAGATACACTTCTAGTACCAAAAATTAAATCACCAAAAGCAAACGCCGCTCCAGATGTCTCAACAAGAGCAATATACGCCGTTGTATTGGTTGCGCCAGTTGTATAGCCAAAACCAATTTGCGATAAATTGCCAGCCCCTGAGAAATTACCAATCATTAGCCCAGAAGAAGCAATTGTGCCAACAGTTGATACATTGCCCGGATAAACTTCTAATTTTGCCGCAGTAGAAGTTGTACCGATAGCAAGCCGCCCACTAGCATCCAGCCTCATAGCCTCCACACCGCCTTCAGTAAAGGCAATCGTATCTGCGGCGGGAAAATAAATACCTGTGTTTGTGTCGCCTGTAGTGGTGATGGCAGGGGCAGAGACAGTGCCCGCTGGAACCGTAGTCACACCTGTAGCAGTTAATGTCCCCGCCAGCGTGACATTTTGCGAAGCGTCCACAGTAACTGCTGTAGTCCCGCCAGTTTGGAGTTGGAGGACTCCCGATGTGTCAGAGGTGGCGATAAAGCCCGTTGACGAATTTGCGTTGAGCGTGACTGCCATTGTTTATTCTCCAGCAGGTTTGTTTGCTTCCAATTGAGCTTGATAGGCCGCAATGACTTCAGCAGTCCATGCCACGTTGCAGATAGCCGCTACGTTGGTAGGAATACCAGTCAGGTCTTGGCCCGGTGTCAGGCTTGAACGATGGTACGTCTTGCTGAGTTCGTTGCCGTCTTCCATGATGCGTGTTGCTTCACGGTAGAGAACGATGCCGTTCTCGGTCACAGTGATTTGGTCGATGCTTGTGGTTTTAATGAGTGACATTTTTTGCTCCTTACGCTGCCGAAAAAGTTATTGTTCCAAATAAAGACGTTGAGGTAGACACACTTGAAATTGGCGTGTCTTGTCCAGCGGCATTGTTATAGCTTTCAAAAAAATTAAGTATTGTTGCCCCTGATGATGAGATAAATTCCACATCTACCATCACGGCACTTCCCGCAACAGTAAGAAATTGAAAGCGCACCGAGCCGCAAGCATAACCAGTATTAGTAAATGGCACTCCTGTGATTTGCATATAGCCAGTTCCACCAGATGCGGCGGAAAACCCCAGAATCCTGAATGATGCAGTGACAAGACGGCCAACTTTCGTGTAAGTACCCTCTACTGTTACAGGAGTGTAGGTTCCAGCCGTGCCAGAACCACGAACGGCAGGTGTCCAAGTCCCCTCCTCATAATCATCCAGCGTGTTTGCGTTAGACGATGAATGTGAAATTGCTGTAGTTGGAAAAGTAATGCCCACACCATTAGCATTCGTTACAGCGCCTTGAAGTGCAAGAACACCGTTTGCATTTAATGTGGTTGTTGCCGAAAAAGTTACGTTTGTCCCCGCAGTTCCAGAAGCGGCAGAGCGCCAAACATGAGCGCCGTTAAGCTGGTAGGCATCAGTAACGAAATTTGTTGCAATGTATTTGTAGTTTGTTCCGTCATAGTAAGTGTTTGTGGATAAATGAGAAACTCCACTAGAACCCCACAATGATGGGCCTGTCATTTGCAAAACAACACTTCCACTCCAAGCACTTGGCGTAACACCAATCCCCACATTGCCGCTTGCATCAGTCGTAACTACTGCACTTGTGCTGGCATTGCCAATGGTGCTTGGAAGATTGATAACGGTACTCCCAGCAATCGCTGGTTCCTGTAGCGTAACGCTTCCGCTTGTTGATCCAAGTAATACTAAGCTCATGTCAAATCCTTTAAGAAATCACCCAGCGGGAGCCGCCAGCAACAGTAACTGACTGACCACTCGCAATCGTGATTGGCCCTGCTGATGCGCCTGAGAAGCCAGTGTCAATCGTGTAGCTTGTCGCCACGGTCAAACTGTTCACCACGATGCCGTTTGAAGCCACGGGAACTCTTGACTGAAGCTCACCAGTGCTTGGCTTGTACAGCAGATAAGCATTACCTGTGTACAGATTCTCTGCCGTGCCTGTCGTGGCTCCTGCAAACACTGGATACAGGTTACTTGCCGTGCTGGTATCGTTACTTAGCGCAGAGCCACCAATTGACTTCCACGCAGGGGATGAACCAGAGTAGCCTTCAAACTGGTTTGTTGTGCTGTTGTAGCGCATCATGCCCGTAACAGGAGAGCCGGGCTGTTCGCCAGTCGTACCCTTGCTGATGAGCAACGCACCTGTGGAGGTGAACGAGGAATTTGCGGTGGCTGTCAGTGCGCCGGTAATCGCCAGCGTAGACCCGTTCCATGTCAGATTGGACGAGCCACCCAAAACACCGCTGTTGTTGAACTGAACCTGAGTATTTGACCCGGCAGCATTTGCAATCGTTGAGCTAGTCTTGATGAAATCTACGCCGTTCCACGCACAAACTGCTGATTCATTGGCAATGATCGTGACACCTGTCGTCGGGCCTACGCCTACCAACTTAATTGACTGAGTGCTGGAAGTCTTGTTAATAACTACATAGACTTTTGACTGTGCAGGTGCTGTGATTGTGCGGGTTGTTGTGCCTCCAGCAGTCCACAAAAGTATCGCTGGCCGTGAAGTATTTGCCGAACCAGTTGTCGTGGTAAGCGTCACATCCGCATCAGAAGTGATGGTAGTAGTACCAGCAATCGCAGAGTCCAGCAGCGATGTAATGCTGTTATTTACTACGTCACCCCATGTACCAGATAGCTCCCCCGTAACTGGAAGTGCCAGACCCAATAGTGATGTATATGCTGTCGTCATGTAGTTACCTCAATTTCTTCCCAACTTGGGGTTTGCTCATCATTAATCAGCGCCCAGCCGGGGGTCTGCGGGTTGCTGATATTTTGCCAGTTTGCGGTCTGATTGTCATCTATGATTTTCCAATAAACCGCAATTACACTTCCCACCGATCCCAGCGCTTGATTGCCCGTTATACCAATTGCTCTTGCGCCTTTTCCAACCGTCCCCGCAGCACCGCTGGAAACGTTTCCAGTAAGAGCAATAACTCGGTCAGTGGTAACAGACCCAACAGCACCATTGGCCTGATTACTGTTAAGCGGAACAATCACGCCGCCCGGGTAACCATAGGCAAGATCACCTGTCAGGTCAACCGCTGTACTCTGTACCGCTGTCCCAACCTCACCAGAACCTGAATTACCAGTCAGCGCCTTACTGCTGCTTCCAATAACCGAGCCAACAGACCCAGAAGACAAATTGCCAATCAACGCAAGCAGTGTCTCGCCACGGGACACAGTACCAACAGCGCCACTGGAAACGTTACCAATGAGAGCCACCTCCTTGCCATGCGTAACAGTTCCAACTTCACCAGAACCAAAAACTCCTGACAAGGCTACTGTACGGGTAACCCCTACACTTCCTACGGCTCCATAAGCAATGTTGCCGTCTTCTGTCGGGTTGTTTGTCTCGGTAACATCCCCAACATTTCCAGAAGCCAATACCCCGGTGAGCGCGATAAGACGATCAGGCGAGACTGACCCAACGGAGCCAGTTGCCGAATCGCCTGTTGGGTAGACAGTCCCTCCACCCCAAGGGCCGCTACTCCATGTATCGTCACCCCAGCCGAGAGACATGAACTACCTCTTAGGTGGTAGCCAAGCGCAACAAAGCGGTGGATATAGTGTTTGAGGGCATGGTCAAAGTGAAAGTACCCGCAGTAATGGTCTGTGAACCAAAAGTGTGGACGCTTACAGCCTTGTCGCTTTGCGTGGAGTTGTAGATCAACACGCAATCAAATGCCGTGGTCAAGGTCACAGTCGTGTACGTGATGCTTGCCGATGGAGTCCAATACGCCACGCCAGCAGTCGCAGAACTGTTACTAGCCAATGGCGCAGTTGCATTAGTCACCGTTACGCCGCCAGCGGTATAGCCCGTACCAGATACTTCGTCAGTAGAAGAATACGCTGTAGTGGCCGCATTCACAGTGGCAGAAGTAAGGTACAAAGCCGCTTTAAATGTGTCAGCAGCGCCCGATGCTCGTACAGGAGCAGTGCCAAAATTGTGTGTTGCCGTGAGTACTTCGCCCAAAAACGAAGTTGTCAGTGCTTGCGTGTTTGCCATAATTTTTCCTTTACGCTATTGAAGCTGCTTCGCCGCCAATCGGTGGCATCTTTTTCAGGGTCACATGGGCAGAGCGGTGAACAAGCTCACCATCCAACCAATACTCAACCCAACTAGTTAATTCATTGTCATTGTCCACAGTGCCTTCTCGCTTTTCCAGCAAAGAATCATCCATGTCGCCTTTTGTAGTGGTAACGATCAATTTGAACTCCTGATAAGTGCTTCTGTTGCAGTGTTTGCTGGCATTGTGATTACAAACGTGCCGCCCGATGTGGAAACTTTGTCAGAGCCAAAGTCCAAAACAGCAACAGATTTGTTTCCTTGAGTGGCGTTATAAATCAATGCACATCGAGCAATAATTGCCCCTGTCCACGATGCGTTTGGAAATCCAACATATGCCGTGTACCCAGAACTATTGACCGTGATGGGTGTCAACACCAAACCACCAGCAACATAGTTGCCTCCACTTGCTTCAGCATCAGTGGTGTACACGGTTGTTGTTTCGTTCAAATTTGCATTTGCCGTATACAAGGCAATCTTGATCTGATCTGTCGTGAGATCATGAATGCCTTGATACAACTCGGCTTTGAACGATGTGGTTTGTGTTTGAACAATACTCATTGAACTTGTGTCCTGACTTGTCCATCCCTGTACGCATCCATACGCTGTTTGCCGTCACCCAAGTTCTTGAGCAGAGCAATAGACTGAAGATACATATCCTGATAAAGCTTGACCATATCTGGCTCGCCCTTCATGTAACGAATAGCCTCGACCATCGTGCCATTGAGCAGAGCAGAATCAAAGTTGTCGCCTAACCAAGTAGTACCAGCAGTGACGATTGATTCAGGGTAATAGTAGAAATGCAACTCAACTGAATAGGTTGTGTCTGGCGTTGGGCCAAGCATGAACGACAACTCAGTAACAGCATTTGATTGTGGGCCAAAGATGGCATAGTGTTTAGGCTTGCCACGATATGCAACAGCCGTGTTTGGATATGCCTCACGCATGAAGTTCACATCCTTATTCAGCAAATAAAGATATTCGCCCCCGCTAATCACAGCCAATGAATAAGCAGACAGGAAGTCATCAGGCGCAGACAGATACGGGTTACCAGCGGTAACAGTACCAGTCATGTTCTTGCGTAGATTAGCTATCTGAACAGTGTTATAGATACGCTGTTCAGCCTGCTTAATCATAATGTTCATGTCTACT